ACAACCTATTTGTCACTTAAAAAACAAGAACCTCAAGACTATAGCATATTATATTTAGATGAGTGTCACTCACTTAAGTATTCTCATGAACTATTTTTACATAGATTTTATGGAAGAATATTAGGATTGACAGGTACACCACCAAAAAGCCAGAACACTGAGAAAGGTATGATGGTAAATAAGTATTGTCCAATTAAATTTACATTTACAACGGATGATGCAACTGACTCTAACATCTTAAATGATTACAAGATTGTTATACATGAGTTGGAGTTGTCTAAGTTACCTTCTTTAAAGAAGAAAAACAAGGCAGGTGGATTCTGGTATACATCAGAAAAAAAAGATTATGACTATGTTACCAAAAGGCTAGCAGAAGCTAACACTGAAAAACAAATACAGTTTGGAAGAATTATGCGGATGAGAGCTCTAATGGATTATGCAAGTAAAGAGAGCTATGTTAAAGGTATACTCGGTAATGTCAGTACTAAATGTATTGTATTTGCTAATACCCAAAAACAAGCAGACAGAATATGCAAGCATAGTTATCATTCTAAAAATCCTAAGTCAGAGGACAACCTTGAGTTATTCTCTGATAATAGGATAGATAAATTATCTTGTGTATTACAATTATCAGAAGGTGTTACTATACCAAATTTAAAAGCTGGTATTATTATGCATGCATATGGTAATGAAAGAAAAACAGCACAAAGGATAGGAAGATTACTCAGATTAAATCCAACTGAGACAGCTACATGTCACATACTTATGTACAAAGGTACACAAGATGAGAAATGGGTAGGTGATGCAGTTAAAGGATTTGATCAAACAAAAATTACTTATTATAATCCACTAAAAAAATAACATTATGGGAAGAATGAAAGAGCTCTTTATAGAGCAACAAGAAGAACTAGAATACCGTGGTGCACATGATGCAATGATACACAGTTATGCTAGAAAAGCAATAGAAGAATATATAGAAGAAGGTGGTACACCTTGTCCTAACTGCAACATGCCAACTTTATTACGTAATGAATCAAACGCCAAGTGCACTGAGTGTGCTCAAGAGTTTGTATATGTTGGCTCAGCACTAAGATTTTTGTGATATGGAATTTATAACTAACACAGGAGAAACAGTAGAAGTAGAATATACTTATGATCCAGGAGAACCAGACCAATGGTATGATTCTAATGGAGATCCAGGAACACCGGGTTATGGACCAACTGCTGAAATTAAGCATGTTTGGTATACTAACACGGATACTAATGGTAATCAAGTTACCGTAGACGTACAACATTTATTAGAAGAAGATATAGAAGAAAAAATATTAGAATATCATGAACAATAATGAAAAACAAACAAAATACATAGGGGGAGTACAATATATATTAGATGAAGGAAAATGGGTCAGTGTTTATGGGTTAGATTTAGATCCACATGATCCTAACTATTTATTATTCACACCCATTGAAAGAAAAGAAGATGAAAACAAGACAGTATAGAAGTAACCAAGGAAGATCACCTGAGAAAATGAAAAAGATTTATAAAGGTTGCTTTTGGGTAACAGTTGTGGGTTTAGGTTCTTTAGTTGCTGCAGGTATATATAATATGATATGAAAGATAATCTCTATATAAAAGCATCTGTTAAAGATGGTCAGTTACATTTTCCTATAGAAGCTATGGGAACCAAGTATAGAAAATTCTTTGAACAACTTGAAGAAGGATCTAAACTAGAGATATTTGTTGGTGTAAGTGGTGCCAAGGGTAGTAACCCTCAACTGGCACGCTTGCATGCAATGATTAGAGAAATAGCACAAGAAATTGGTTACACCTTTGAAGAAGCTAAAATACAAGTGAAAAGATCTTCAGGCTTATGCTTTGTAAAAGATAAACAAGAGTATTGTAAATCCTTTGGGGACTGTGATAAAGATGAATTGAATTTAGCAATACAAGCTTGTGTTGAGATAGGTGACTTTAATGGGATGCAGTTAAGATAATTCTTTATCTTCTTCATCCTCATTAAGTGCATCTTTTAAATTAACAAATTGATTGCCAAGATCTTTTAGTTTATTTAATAGATCTCCATCTAATGAACCTTGTGCTAACTGATCTTGTGCAGCTTTCATTAAGTCTTCATTAACTTCAACTTCACCTTTAATTGTCAAACCTTGTTTTTCAGCTTCATATCTTAAATAGTTTATTAAGCCAAAGAGAACATATAAGTTTTGTTCAAAAGAATCTAACTGTATTTGAGGCATTGGGTCTGTACTTTTAGGATCATATGCCATTATCAATTCAAACTTTTTCATTGCATCAGGTATTTTAACCTGGTCTTCTTCGCTTGCATCTAACATAAATTTAGAAGCAATAGTTTGAAGTCCTACAATGAATGAAGGGTTAATTTCAATACCAACTATGTTTTTTGTAAAATCATAGGTGACCATTTCTTGTTTGATAGTTTTATCTGACATAATTATAAAGTTTTAACAAATATACTATAAATTAATAAAAAAAATGGAAATAGATATAAATATCTTAAGAGATAATTTAAACAGCAAACTTAAAGATAGTGGCTGGGACCGCATGCTTTCACCTTATGTTAATGGTTTAAGCTTTGATCATATAATGAACACATTAATTGAAAATGTAGAAAACGGTAAACGTTTTACACCAAAATTTAAAGATGTGTTTAATGGATTTTATGAATGCCCGTATAATGATTTAAAAGTTGTTATAGTAGGACAAGACCCATATCCTCAGCTAGGTGTAGCTGACGGAATTGCATTTAGTTGTAGTAGAAAAGGTAAAACAGAAAAGTCATTACAATATATTTTTAAATCTCTTTATGGAGAACATGAAGGTTATAATAATGATTTAAGACGTTGGTCTAACCAAGGTGTGCTAATGATTAATACGGCATTTACTTGTGAGATAAATAAAATAGGATCTCATTATAGTATATGGAAATCTTTTACAGAGTATGTCTTTGATAATATCAATAGGCACAACCCAAAAACAATATTTATATTGATGGGTAAGAAGGCTGAAGCTTGGCAAACTTTGCTTCCAAACTGTAAAATATTAAAATGTTCTCACCCTGCATCAGCTGCATATAGAGGTGGTGAGTGGGACTCCAATGATGTTTTTAACAAAGTAAATCTAGAACTAGAAAAGCAAGGTAAAACTTGCATAGATTGGTAAGATTTATTACCTTTGATAACCTTAAATTATAATACAAATGGCTAATAACCAGGAACTTAATCAAGAGCAAGATATTGCTGAATTCAAGAAATCTTTTTTCACAAAACATGGAATTAAATTGTATGTTTACACTCCTCAAGAGAAAGAAAAGAGAATTCCAATAGGTGTATTCCATGACTCTGCATTAACTGCATTGCATAAAGATCAACCTATATTTCGTAATATTAAAACATTACAAAATAGAACTAGATTTAGAGATTATCTTGTATATGTACAAGTGATGTCTTATCTGGCTCATAAAGAAGGTCATAGTAAAACTAGTATAGGTAAATTTTTAAAACGCAATCATGCAACCATTATTAATTCATGTAAAATGATTGAAAATGGGTTTTTCAGTAATGATAAAACTGTTATGCATGCATACAATAACACTTTAAAACAATTAGAAGATTATGTGGGAACTATTCCAAAAGATACTAAAAGCAAACCTAACACCAAACCAGAGCTTGATCCTATTTGGTATGAAGCAAAAAATCTCATTACCAGAGGTAGTATCAAAGGATAGAGATGCATTAGTAAGTAAAGGTTTTCTTGAATTTAAAGAGAACGTTTATATAATGACACCAAAAGCATTAGTTATATGTGCAACTCTAGATAGCTATTTTATTAAAGCTAAGAAAAATACTGATATCCAATTAATGGGTAAAGACTTTGTAGAAAAGATAAATAGCTATAGAGAAGTATTTCCTGCTAAAAAGTTACCAAGCGGTAAACCAGCAAGAAATAATGTAAAAGCTTTAGGAGAAGCATTTAGATGGTTCTTTGAAACATATGATCATACATGGGAAGAAATACAAAAAGCTACCAGAATGTATGTTAATGAGTACAGAGATGCAGGCTACATGTATATGCAGACAAGTCAGTACTTTATATGTAAGCAAGATAAACATAGAGTAAAGCATTCTACTTTAGCAGATTACTGTGATATGATAGTAGAAGGAGTAAGTACAGAAGATGAACACTTTAAAGAAAACGTAGTATGACACAAGAAATAAAAGAAAAGATATTGGAAAAACTTACTTTAGTTTTGGAAGACATGCAGTTGCTTAGAGAAGGTACTTGGATACCAGATGAACACAGCTGTATGGATACAATTGATAATATAAATGACGCAATAAATCTTATAGAAAATGAGTAAACCAACACCAGCATGGGTGGGCCAATATACAGCCTTCAATGATGCACTTAAATACATGTATGCTAGGTCAACAGGAGATGAGAAATCAATTTACACTCCCTGGCCTAAGTTTAATGATGCAGCTACTGATGGTCTAGAATGGAACACACTTACTGTTATTGGTGGTAGACCTGGCTCAGGTAAAACTCTGATTAAAGATCAGATCATACGTGAGTCTTTTATACTTAATCCTAATGATGAATTCAGAGTATTAGAATTTCAATTTGAGATGGTAGGTAGAACATCAGCCATTAGAGAATTCAGTTCTATAACCGGTAAGACATACAAAGAGTTATGTAGTGCTGGGTCTGTATTAAGTACTGACACATTAAACAGTTGTCATCAGTATGCTAAAGAAAGAGTAAAGTATCCTGTAGACATTATATCAACACCATTGACTGTAAATCAAATGCGTGATCAAATTGATCAGTATATGACTAAACATAAAGGTGTGAAAACTATAATTACATTAGATCATACAATGCTTGTAAAGAGAGCGCCCTATCAAAACAATTCATTAGATATGTTATTTGAGCTAGGTGAATTCTTTACACAATGTAAAAGAGATTATCCTTGTTTGTTTATTGCATTATCACAACTCAATAGAAATATTGATAACCCTGATAGAGCAATTGATGGCAAGTATGGTAATTATATTCTTGAGTCTGATATATTTGGATCAGATGCAATGCTTCAACATGCAGATATGCTGATTGGTATTAACCGGCCAGCTAAGCAAAAGATAAGGTTCTATGGACCTGATAGATATATTATAGAAAATGATAGGACATTGGTATTGCATTTCTTAAAAGCAAGAAATGGTGATGCAAGAATGAGTTTTTTCAAAGCAGAATTTGAAAAGATGCAGATTGCAGAAATGCCTACTCCTGGACAACAAGAAAGAAGATGATAAATACTAAAAAATTAAACACAGAAATTATGGGATTAACTCCTGAAGAGCGTAAGCAAAAAGTAAATAAACTAAAAGAAGAGCATGAAGATTATTTTCAAACAAGTGGTAATCTAAATGCACTGTATATACCAAAGATGGCCTACAGGCCTCAAGGTAAAGATGAATTGCATGTATCATTCTTTCCTAGTGAGCTAGAAAAAGATAAAGATATATATACTGAGTTTGTAAGTATTGATTATGATACTGAAGATCCAAAAAGAACATTATATTTGCACATAGCAAATCCACATTGGAAATCAGAATATGAATTAGTTACATCTAGCTCAGGATTTCAAAGACATCTTATACCTGTAAGTGAATTAAAAGTTATTAATGATATAACTTCTAGAAATGGTTCTGTAATAGAAGAACCTAAATTTGTAGCAGACATAGGTAAAACATTATTTGATTATACTCCTGATCTACCTAATCCTGATGCAGGTACAAATACAGATCTAGTTGATAAACTTGAAGATATAAATCAAACATTAATAACATTAACTAAAGTAATCAATAAATTAATCAAGTAAACATGGCAAACAGCGTATTAGTAATTGCTGATTCAGGGACAGGAAAGTCTACCTCAATCAGAACATTAGACCCAACAGAGACTTTCATTATAAATATAGCAAATAAACCTCTACCTTTTAAGGGTTGGAAGAGTAAGTATACTCAGATAACCAAAGACAATCCTAAAGGTAATTTTACCTCAGCTGCTACTGCTCCTGGTATTATTAAGGCAATGCGTCATGTAAATGACAAAATGGGCCACATCAAAACTATTGTAGTTGATGACTGGCAATATATGAGTTCTTTTGAATACTTTGATAGAGCTAATGAGAAAGGATATGAAAAGTTTACTCAGATTGCAGCTAACCTAGCACAAGTTGCTAAGTTACCAAAAGATCTAAGAGAAGACTTGACTATTATTTTCTTGACACACTCAGAAGATTCAACTGATATAAATGGAAATAGAAAAATTAAAGCTAAAACTGTTGGTAAAATGATTGACAACACTTTAACTTTGGAAGGCCTATTCTCTATTGTTTTATTTGGAAAAGTAAATAAAAATGATGATGGTGAACTTATCTATGGTTTTGAAACTCAAAACAACGGAGAGAACACATGTAAATCACCAATGGGTATGTTTGACGATAAGTTTATTGACAATGACCTACAATTTGTAATCAGTTGTATTGAAGAATATAACAAATAAATTAATAATTAAAATCAAAAATTATGTTAAGTACTAAAGACATGTCTGCCGGATCAGGTGGAACAAAACCAGTTATTGGAACAGGAAATCAAAAAGTAATGATCAACTCAATTACATTTGATCAAACACCATATGATATGGATTCATACAATATTACATTGCATGTAGAAAGTGAGCCTATTGTAGGTGAATTTACTGGATTCTTAAAGGATGTTAATAATCCTAATGGTGAACGTTATGCAGGCCAGGTAGGTAGAGTTAGATTCTCACCGTATCCATTTAAAGATGCTACATTAAACAATGGTAATGAAATCAGCAGAGATACAGAAGTATTAAAAGCTATGGTTTTCTTATCTGAAGTAGTTGGTAAAAGAGCTGAGCTTGATGCTATTGAAGCAAATACTATTGAAGACTTTATGATTAAGGCTGCAAAAATTTGTTCTCAAACAGGATATGTAAATGCATGTATAGGTGCACGTGAATGGGAAAACAAAGAAGGTTATATAAATAATGATTTGTTCCTTCCTAAGAGAACTAGAATGGGTGTACCTCTTGAAGAAGTAGATGCTGAAAATTCTAATCTTATTACATTTGACAAGAATGATGTTAATCATTTCCGTGCTATGGTAAAGAAAGAATCTGCACCTGCTATTAACTTTGAACCAGCTCCTACTGCAGGATCTGACTTTGAACTTTAATATCTCCAATTAGAAAGAGTGGGCTCAGTATATTGCTGGGCCCCTTTCTTTTTAATATCTTTGATTTTATGTTTAACACTAAAAACATTGTAGGAGAAGGACAAGATGTACCAAGCACTTGGGTATTTCAATATTACTTAGATCTTCCTGAACAGCTTACTGGTCAAGATGTTAAGATTAAATCTATATTTAATCCTAATGAAAGAACACCTAGCTTTTGCATATATGTAGATAAATCTATTATGCAGTATAAGTTCAAAGACTTTTCAACAGGAAAGAGTGGTAATAAAGTAGACCTAATTAAACTTGTATTTAATCTTGAATACCACGGAGCCATGACAAGGATGGTAAGTGACTATAATAAATATGTTAGGTCATCAGAATATGTACAACCAAAGTTTCAAGCACAGTCTAAGTGGCAAATTGATTTCATAAAAGAAAGAGGTTGGACCACAGAAGATAGAAAGTTTTGGTTATCATTTAGAATTGGTAAAACAATGCTAGAAGAGTATAACGTTAAGCCTATTGATTATTATAATTTAATTAAAGAAGGGTCAGAAGAAGTAAACAAACTTACTATTGGCAGTAAGTGGTGTTATGGATACTTTGATAAAAATGATGAAGTTTATAAGATGTACCAACCCTTTAGTAAGAAGTACAAATTTTATAAAGCCAAGTCATATTTGCAAGGTAAAGATCAACTTAAATTTGATCAGCCTTATTTAGTTATTTGTTCCTCACTTAAGGATGCTATGTGCTTGAAGAGTATGGGTTATAACATAGAAGTTATTAGTCCTGACTCAGAGAATACTATGATTAAACCTCATATAATAGAGCACCTAAAGAAGAAATACAAAAAAATAATAACTCTTTTTGATAATGATGAAGCAGGTAAACATGCTGTAGATATGTATGCAAAAACATATAATATCTATGGATTTGTACCAACTATATGCAAAGACATATCAGACGCTATGAAGTTACATGGTTTTGATAAAGTTCATGCAATGCTAAAACCTTTATTAAAAGAAACTTTAAATAAATAAAATGGAATTACACCAAGTACCCAACAATAGTAGAATAAAAATAGTTACCAAAAATAAGGTACCGCCCGGAGCCCCTCCCGTTGAAGAAGGAGAAGAACTTAACTTTAGATCTATAGATGGAATGTATAGTTACTGTACCAGAGACAATGGTGAAGTAGTACATTTAGTTGCATGGACTGATGTAGAAATAATTGAAGATTATGTCAAATAAAAAATGGTGGATACCAGGTAACGTTCCTTCTAGTAAGAATGGTAGACGTTGGACAGGTAAATACTTTATAGCAAGCAAAGCTGTAATGAATTACAGAAAAGCAACAAAAGATATTTATGAAAAATATACTGAAGAGTTTAAAGAGGAATTAAAAAACCATGAACTTCCAGTAAAGATATCATTTGAATTTGTTAGAGGCAGCCGCCATAAATTTGACTATCTAAATCCTGCACAAACAGTGCAAGATGATATGGTTAAGTATGGTTGGGTTGAAGATGACAATGCTGAATTTATAATTCCTGCATTTGAGCAGTACACATATGATAAAAAAAACCCAGGTGTATGGATCAGAGTAGTCACAAAGTAATTACAGTAGAAGAATTCTTTAGATTAAAAGATATGTTTCAAGGCCTGCCTGATGATCAGGAACTGGCTTGGGAAATTTATAAAAATAATTATAAAGATGATGCTGTTGATTTGCTTATGCATAAAGCATTAGTTTTTAAACATAGAAAGAAGTTTGCTGATGCAGTTCAATTTATTGATCAGCCTGAAGTTGGCAAGCAAGCTTTATATATCTATATAGATTTTTATAAGGCAGAATCTATTTACAAAGAAATATTAGATAAAATTATGAATCAATGATAAAAATACAAGATCAGGTTGCACGGACAACCAAAAGTTTAATATTTACAGAGCCCTTTTACGGGCTCTTTTTAATTGGTATCAATAAGCAATACAGTGAGCGTATTCCTACTGCAGGAGTAAGCAAGAAAGGAATTGGTATGCAATTGACTATAAACCCAGAGTTTTTTAATAATCTTAGTGAAGATCACAGATTTGGATTAATTAAACATGAGCTTTTGCATATTGCATTTGGTCATTTATTATTAAGAGATCTATATTCTGATCATAAGTTATTTAATATAGCTGCAGATTTAGAAATTAACCAGTACATACTGGAAAGTAATTTACCAACCGGTGGATTACTACTATCAAGTTTTCCTGAATTGAATCTTCCAACTAGAGCAGGTACCAAAAAGTACTATGAACTTTTAGAACAAGCACAAAAAGATGGGTCTTGCCCATCATTAGATAGCTTAATGGATAAAATGGACGGTGAATCAGAGTATTGTCATAGTACATGGGAGGAGTTTGATGAATTGCCTGAAGCTGATAAAAAATTGATACAAAAACAAATTGAGCATCAATTAAAAGAAGCTGCTGAACAAACAGTAAAGAAATGTGGTAATATACCAGGTGAACTTTCTGATTTAATACACAGGTTAACACATATTGACCCACCTAAATTTGATTGGAAAGGGTATCTAAGAAGGTTTGTAGGTAATTCTTCTATAGTATATACTAAAAAGCTGAGACGTAAATACAATAAACGTTATGCTGCTAATCCAGGCCTTAAGATTAAATTCAAGAATCATATACTAGTTGGCGTTGACACAAGTGGATCTGTAAATAATGAAGAGCTGAAAGAATTCTTTAGTGAATTAGCTCATATGCATAAAACAGGTCATAAGATTACAATTGCACAGTGTGACACTAGTTTAAGAAGTGTGGTAGAATTTAATCCAAAGAAAGATTGGGAAATACACGGTCGTGGTGGAACTAGTTTTCAACCAGTAATAGATCATTTTAATGAAAATAAAGGAGCTTATACAGCTCTTGTATATTTAACAGATGGTGAAGCTTATTCTCCAGATAACTGTCCTAAGAATACCTTATGGGTTCTTAGTAGTATATCTAATATGAATGATGAGTTACCAGGACAAGTAATAAAATTAAATTAATAGAAAATGGCACAAGTAAATTTAAATGTAACAGAGTTAAAAGGATTTGTAAATCACATAATTACAAACAACAGATTTCTACAGAAGGGTAATAAAAACCCTGTATCAGTAGAAGTTGTAGGTGAATCAGGCATTGGTAAGACTTCTACTATAGTAGAGATTGCTCAGGAAAATAACCTAAAATTTGTAAAGTTAAACCTAGCTCAGATAGAAGAGTTAGGTGACTTAGTTGGTTTCCCTGTACGTCAATTTCAGATGTACAAAGAGAAAATAGTACCAGCAAAGAAATTAGATGATATCAGTTATACTGCCGCTCAAAGAGCTGCTGCATCTGCTGATTTAGCTAAAATGGGTCCTGTAACACAGAAAGTTGGTCAATGGGTTGATGAACTTGCAGTACAAGAATATCTTAAGCAAGGATTTAAGATGACCGGTAAGAATAGAATGTCTTATTGTGCACCTGAATGGATTGCTGACGCTAAAGAAGGTGGTATCTTATTATTAGATGACTGGAACAGAGCTGACACAAGATTTATTCAAGCTGTGATGGAGTTGATTGACAGACAAACTTATATTTCATGGACTCTACCAAAAGACTGGCACATAATTTTGACAGCAAATCCGGATAACGGGGATTATATGGTTAACAGTGTAGATAGTGCACAGAAGACTAGATATGTAACCGCAAACCTTAAGTTTGATGTTAATGTATGGGCAGAGTGGGCTGAAGGTGCAGGAATTGATACAAGATGTATTAACTTCCTGTTACTTCATCCAGAACTTGTAACACAAGAAACAAATGCAAGATCTATTACAACTTTCTTTAACTCTATATCAAGTTTTGATAATTTTGAGGATAATTTATCTTTAATTCAAATGATTGGAGAAGGTAGTGTTGGTGATGCTTTTGCTTCTATGTTTACAACCTTTATTAATAATAAGCTTGATAAGCTAGTAACACCAAAAGATTTGTTGACTCATGATAATGAGGCATACATCTTAGGTGAGCTTAGAGGTTGTATTGGTAAAGATGATACATACCGTGCAGATATTGCATCTACTCTAGCTACAAGGCTAGGTAACTTCTCAGTTGTTCATTCTAAGGAGAATATAATAACTCAGAAGATAACTGATAGATTAATATCTTTATGTACTAAAGATTACTTTACTAATGATCTTAAGTATTTAATTGTACGTACTATCTTTAATGGTAATAAAAAGAAGTTTAACAAATTGATGATGGTTCCAGAGATCATCCAAATGACAATGAAATAAAATGGCAACAAAATCAGTATATCAAGATTTTGATACTGATGCTTTAACTTACTTTGGACTAGAAAAGGACACTATTTATGGTGTCCTTTCTACTTCAGGGGAAATTGATAAAGTATTATGTACTCAAGATCAAACAACGTATGAAAAAATAAATACTATACTAACGGTACCCACAGAGGATGACCAAACTTTTAGAACCAAAAAGAAAGCTTTTATATTACCTAAGTGTAATGTGTCTCAAGATAGATTAAAAGTTGCTCTTAAAGAGCATGGTATAACTGTAACAAATGACTATGAACTTGCAGATTTAATTATAGGACATGAGGATATATCAACTCACCGTTTAGAAAACGCTGAGAATATTCCTTCTACTGTAATGATGAACAAGATATGGAATTATGAAACTACAAAGGGTAGATCTTCTGCAACGCATCCTAAAGAGATAGCAATATACAATTCAGGCCTTGAAGTTTTATTAACTCCTAAGCTTACAGAAAGTGTAAGGTATTATGATTTAGATATTGAAACTAGTCTTTATGATGAGTGGATGTTAACTGGTATGGCTGTTAATTTAGCTTATATAATTGATACCACAAATGTAAGTGTTATTGATCCTGAGACAGTACTTCATGCTTCTGCATCCAAGATGATTCTTGATGAACAACTTCTTAGTGATCTTAAAGTACAGCTTGCTACATACGCTGAGGACAAAGCTTTAGCTCTTAAAATTGTACCTACAATAGACTATACAAAGAATTATCATCTATTATGGCAATTTGCTCAAGACTGTAGTAATATTACATATGCAGATAGTAGAGATAAAGATCTTAAGTATTGGCTTAGCACGTCTGGTTTTTTAAAATTTGGAAGAAAGAGTGCACAGGATATGATCCTATGGTTAGAAAAAAAAGAATTACTTGATACAATAGGATTTAGATATTTAGAACCAATAGTAAGAAAAGAGATAAGCATTCACAACAGAGATCTTTATACATTTAAAGTAGCTGTTAAAAAAGAATATCAAAAATATTTAAAGAAATGAAAAAAAGAGTAAGTATAGAAATTAATTGTCAAGCTGCTAATATAGATAACAATGGTAGACTAACAGGAAATGCATTTAAATGGAAATTTCTTGATGGTATGCATATGTATTGCAGTAATTCATGGGAAGTTAGAGCAGAAGATATGCAAAAGCTTGGTATACCAGGCCTTGTAGATACTGTTGACTTGCAAGATAAAAAAATCTATAGGTATCCAAGATTGGATTTACCTAGACAGAAATTAGATCTTTTAAAAGAGAAGTTTAACTGTACAGTTATTAGAGATATAAATAAAGCTGACATAGGTATTGTATCTATGAAGTTCTTTGATAAACTAGTTAATAGAGAATGGGTAAATTCTATTTCATATGTAGGGCTCTATGGTATTTTATCAGAACTTAAAAATTCAGATTTATTATCTGACTCTGCACTAACTGAACTAAGGGATTTTATGTCTCAAACAGATACTACATATAGAGTTACTTTTAAGTATAATAAAGATTGGTCAGAATCTGATCCTACTGCATTAAAAATATATGAGTTTGTAGAACAAATATCAGATCCATTTAAGAAAGAAGCTAGAGGTCATGATTGGATATTACCAAAAGAGAACTATGATGCATATGACACCATAATAAATTCTGGTGTTGATCTTATTGCAGACACTGATATATGTGCTATAATAGATGAAGACCTTGCTGTTTTAGAAAATGAAAAGTTTGATGAGGTAGAAAAGATGGTTACTAGTAGTGACATAGATAATAGATCATTAGCTTTAGAGATGTTGGCTAACTCCAATATTGAAAAATCTTTTGATGTGGTATCTGGTATTTATTTCTGGCACTATGATTGGCTTAAGGCTACTACAAACTGGAACACAGTTAACGTTAAAGCTTTTAGAAAAAGAATGAAATCTTATGAGGGAAACCATAACACTCAAGCTATTTACTCTTTCAATAAGTATCTAAATCTTTTGGCTACTGACAGAAAATTAAGTAAATTTGCTGTGGATAGTACCAAAGAAAAGCTTCATAAAACATTTTTAGGTAATCTAGTTGGCCCAAGTGCAGATGTATTTAGGGTAGACTTAGATTCACTATATATCAATGAAGAGTTAACTAATAAAATTATTTCAGATGAATAGAAACATGGAAAGGGAAGAGGAGTTTTATGCAAATAAGGATTTTGCATTTAGCTACTCTTCTCTTAACAAATTATTATTTTCCCCATCCTTATTTTATAAGGACTATATTTTACAAGATCGTGAGATCAGAACTGACAAGCATTTAGTAGAAGGTAAACTTGTGCATTGTTTAGTGTTTGAACCTGAGAACTTAAATAAAAAGTTTAACGTAGTACCCGGTAAAGCACCATCAGACAGTGTTAGAAATATACTAAAAAACATGTCACTATATACAGATGCTGTAAAGCTTGCTGATGTGGATGACAAAGTAATACTTGACTCTTTAATAGAGTTTAATTTATATCAATCTTTAAAAGCAGATGAGGCTAGAATAGCTAAAGTTAAAACATTAGATAATGAGCCTTATTGGGAATTTTTATCTAACACTTCTATAGATGTTATTGACCAAGATACTTTATTAGATTGTACTACCAAGGCTGAAGTTATAAAAGCTAATGCAGAAGTTATGGCTCTATTTAAAAATCAATCAACTGATTTTGATTTAGATCCAATATCTACGCATGCAGAACAATATCTTAAATCTAAGTTAGAAACATTTGCTTTTGGTTTACATGGCTACGTTGATTATTATACAGTTGACACTGAGACAAAGACAGTCACAATATGTGACCTTAAAACATCCGGTAAGACTGTAGATAATTTTTCTGAAAGTGTTGACTTTTATAACTATTGGTTACAGGCAGCTATATACTCTAAAATGGTATATGATTCTCTTGGACAAGATAGAGATGATTACACAATAACATTTAAGTTTATAGTCATTGATAAGTATAATCAAGTATATGTTTATGAAGTATCACAAGAGTCAATGGTCAAATGGGCTGAGGGTTTAGGTGGTGTTTTAAAGATTGCAGATTATCATTACAGTGAGAAAAACTATTCATTACCTTATGATTTGTTAATAGAAAAGGTTAAATTATAGTATGGGTGTATATTTAGAATATTTTCAAAAAAGCAAAGTATTTCTTTATCCTTTACTAGAAATAAAGAAAGGCATTACCCGTGTACCAATACAAACGTATGTTGCATGGGATAATGTCTATTCTACAAATGACCTTAAGTTTTTATGTGTTTACACAACAAAAAAGAACCCAAAGTTCAATAGTTTTGTAAACAACAACTTAATGAAACATTCATTGCTTGAAGAAGTGATAGAGTTAAAAGAAAACGAGCACTTGTTTATTTATGATTTTACAAAGTTTAAATCTGACTATAAGAAATTCCTTGAAGGTAAATATTCTCAGTACAGTTTAAATAGTAAAATTAGTATAATAGATTTCTTTGGAACACAAGATAAGATTGGATCATACGTTAAAGGATTTCTTACACCAGAAGGTGTGCATGAAGAATATGCTGAATTCCTAGGTGTAGATATAAAATCTGTAGAAGATATATATGAAGTATGTACTCCTCCTGATCTTACCAAAGAAATGTTAATTGATAATAATCATGTTATTAATCAATTATTAAAAAATAGTTCCATATCTTTGACAAATAAATAATAAATTATGGCAAACCAAATTGGTCAAAACATGATGTTAGTAAATTCTACTTTTAGAAATACTAAATCATTTACTTTAATTCCAGTGAGCTTAGACTCACCTTACACAGAAGCCATGTTTGACCCAGCGTCAGGCATATTAGCAGTCATCAGTAAAGTGATGAAACAATCATATCACATGGTACCAAAATTAGATGATACAGGTCAACCTGAAAGATTAAAAACACCAAATCCACAGACAGGTAAGACATATAAAGAAGAAAGAAGATTAGTAGATACATTTTCTGAGTTTTATCTTAGTGATAGAGCTGACATAGAAACATTCATTCATATGTTTGCAATTAATGCTGATAACTTTTCAGTTGAAGAATTCTTTGTAGACTTACAGAAGACAGAACCTTCTAAAATAATTATTCCGGGCTAATAGGCTTCCCATACTATCCACCTATTAGACTGGTACAAAGAAACCTCATTGATTTGGGGTTTTTTTGGCACTAATATTTAAAAGTACAAACATGAAACATTGGGTAATGGACTATGAGACTTTATCTAATTGTTTTACCGGGGTATTTGAACACTATAAGACTACTGAAAGGAAAATCTTTGTTGTTCATGACCTGCGTAATGATTTAGATAGTTTCATAAGTTTCCTTGAAGAAAATATTAATAACAAAGAGTGGCATATATCCTACAATGGATTAGCTTTTGATGGCCAAGTCACTCATTATATAATAGACAATCACTTTTTGTGGTCTGATTTAAGCGGTTGTGAAATTGCTCAAATCATTTATAAGTATGCCCAACGTTGTATTCAGAAATCTAACGCAAAAGAATTCAGTGATTATCCTCAATGGAAGATGCAAATAGGTCAGATAGACGTATTTAAATTACATCATTGGGATAATCCAGCTAAACGTTCAAGTCTCAAATGGATCCAGTATAGTATGGATTGGGAAAACATTCTAGATATGCCTATTCATCATGAGACAGAAATAAAAACTCAAGAAGAAATAGATATTATCCTTGAATATTGTATTAATGATGTTAGATCTACAAAAGAAATATATAATAGATCTAAGTCTCAAGTTGGTTTAAGAAAAGAACTAACTGGAACTTATGACATTAACATGTTTAGTGCATCAGAACCAAGAATCAGTAAAGAAATATTTGGTTATTACTTATCTAGAAGCTTAAATATACCAATGAGAAATCTCAAAGAAATGAGAACTCATAGAGGTACTATAAAAGTTAAAGATATAATATTACCATATATCTCATTTACATCTCCTGAGTTTAAACTACTACATGAAAGGTTTAAATCACTTGAGATAGATGCATCTAAGTTAAAGGGTAGTTTTAAGTACAACATCTTGTACAAAAATGTTAAGACTCATTTTGGATTAGGTGGTGCACACGGTGCAGCGGCTAAAGGTGTTTATGAAAGCTCAGATGATATGATTATTATGTCATCAGATGTTACTAGTTTTTACCCTAATCTTGCTATTAAAAATCAATGGTCTCCGGGTCATTTCCCAAAAGAAGCATTTTGTGACCAGTATGAGTGGTTCTTTGAGGAGCGTAAGAAGATACCTAAGAGCAATCCAATGAATTATGTATATAAGATTATACTTAATTCTACTTTTGGTCTTAGCAATGATATAAACAGCTTCTTTTATGATCCTGAGTTATGTATGAGAATTACAATTAATGGTCAGTTGACACTGATGATGTTGTATGAACAAATAATGGAACGTATACCTGGTGCAATTGCTTTATTGCAAAACACAGATGGTGTAGAAACTATTATACCTAGAGAGCACTATGATTTATATATGGAAATATGTGAAGAATGGGAACGCACTACAAGTTTAAACTTAGAACATGATGAATACCAAAAATTGGTACTTTCAGATGTTAATAATTACATTGGTGTAAACAACTTTGTAAACGTTGACATTACTAAGTGGAGAGAGATTAAACAAAGTCAGCCTCATTACCTATTTAAGGTTAAGAATGATAAGTTTAGCTTTGCTCCTGTTAAGCTTAAAGGTAGATTTGATTTTCATAACCTGCAGTTACATAAGAATAAGTCTAAGCTAGTGATCCCAAAGGCCATATATCAATACTTTGTTAATGATGTGCTACCAGAAGACTACTTAGAAGAGAATAAAAATATTCTTGATTATTGTATAGGTGGTAAATCCAAAGGTGATTGGCAACAAGTAGCCCGTAGTATAAAAAATGGTTCCTTTAATGAAGAGTCTTTGCAGAAAATTAATAGATATTTTATATCTAAAGATGGTGTAAAGATTATTAAAGTCAACAAAAATGACGGGCGTGAGATTCAATTAGAAGCAGGTAGATGGGTACAAACAGTCTTTAATAAGATGAAAATGGCTCCTAAATGGTCTGACTATAATATAGATAAGCTATATTACATGCAAGCTATTGAAGCTGAGATTAATAGTATATTAAAAGTAAATACAAATCAACTAAAATTATTTTAAATGTCAAAAGAAATCAAATTTAATATAGAAGCTAGGAATGGCTTAAAAAATGGTGTGGATGCCTTAGCTAATGCAGTTAAGGTAACCCTAGGCCCTAAAGGAAGAAACGTAGTTATTTCTAAATCCTATGGTAGACCACAAGTAACTAAAGATGGTGTTACTGTAGCTAAAGAAGTAGAATTAGAGGACCCATTAGAAAATATGGGTGCTCAGATGGTTAAAGAAGTAGCAAGTAGAACCAATGACCTGGCTGGTGATGGAACTACAACAGCTACAGTTTTAGCTCAGGCAATTGTTTCAGAAGGATTAAAGAATGTTGCTGCAGGCGCTAACCCTATGGATTTAAAACGTGGAATAGATAAAGCAGTAAGTACTATTGTGGATCATTTAGCAGATAATGCCATACCAGTGGATAAGTCTTCTGATATGATCAGACAAGTTGCTAGTATTTCTGCTAATAATGATCATGTTATAGGTAATCTTATTGCTTCAGCTTTTGAAAAGGTGGGTAAAGAAGGTGTCATTACTGTAGAAGAAGCAAAAGGAATGGAAACCTATGTAGATGTTGTAGAAGGAATGCAATTTGACAGAGGATACTTATCTCCATATTTTGTTACTAACCAAGAGAAGATGTCTGTAGATTTAGAAAATCCTTATATTCTTATAGTTAACAAGAAGATTTCTGTTATGAATGACTTGTTACCTGTTTTAGAGTTAGTAGCTCGGTCAGGTAAATCTTTACTAATTATTGCAGAAGATGTTGACGGTGAAGCATTAGCAACTCTTGTTGTAAATAAACTAAGAGGTGGTCTTAAAATAGCTGCAGTCAAAGCTCCAGGTTTTGGTGAGAGAAGAAAAGGTATGTTAGAAGATATAGCAGTTTTAACAGGAGGTACAGTAATCTCTGAAGAAAGTGGTGTTGCACTAGAAAATGCAACATTAGATTTGTTAGGTAAAGCTGAAACAATTACTGTAGATAAAGATAACACTACAATAGTAAATGGATTAGGAGACTCTGATTATATTGAAGAAAGAGTTTTAAATATTAAGTTTCAAATTGATACTTGTGAAAGTGAATATGACAAAGAGTTATTACAACAACGTTTAGCTAAATTAGCCGGTGGTGTTGCAGTTCTTTATGTTGGAGCAGCATCTGAAGTAGAAATGAGAGAAAAGAAAGATAGAGTTTATGATGCACTTGCTGCAACTAAAGCTGCTGTTGAAGAGGGTGTTGTTATTGGAGGTGGTATAGAATTGCTTAAAGCTAGTAAAATACTTATTTATGAAACTAATTTTAATGATGAAAGCACAGGTGTAGATATTGTAGCTAGAGCTCTTAGATCACCATTCAGAACTATATGTGAAAACGCAGGTGTAAGTGCTGATGTAAAAATGGAAAGTGTATTATCAAGAAGTGATGGTTTTGGTTATAATGCTAAAACTGATGAATATGTAGATATGCTAAAAGCAGGTATTATTGATCCTAAAAAAGTAACAAGGATTGCATTAGAAAATGCTGCTTCTGTTGCTGGTATGATACTTACTACAGAATGTGCATTAATTCAATCAGGGGAAGATCAAATGGGAGCAATGCCTCCAAGTGGTGGTATGCCAGGTATGCCGTTTTAATAAACTAAAAACTAAATTATGGATTATTTTGAATTAGAATGTGCAGTTGAACACTGGGCAGAAGAAAAAGGTATTCTTGCTAAAGCTACACCAATGGCCCAGGCACTGAAAACATTAGAAGAAACAACTGAACTATGCACGGCTATCAATAGTGATGACCGTGAAGAGATCATTGATGCTATGGGTGATATTATGGTTACCCTGATTATTCAAGCTAAAATGCAGGGCTTAAGTCTTGAAAAATGCCTTGAAAGTGCTTATAATGTTATCTCTAAACGTACAGGTAGAATGATTAATGGACAATTTGTAAAAGATTAGTTTGCTGTGTCAGATTAATTTATTATATTTACACCTTAAAAGTTTAATATTATGGGACATAAAAAACCAATAGACACCACAAGGTCTTATTTAGAGAATGCACCCTTACCTAATCATGGTAAGACATATACAGTTGTCACACACAAAGAGGTGATAGACAATACGTTAACCCTGCTCAGAAGGAGCGGGTTCACAGTTCAAAGAGAGATATACAGAGCAAATACTAATGCTACAATTGCACAAGGTATTTATCATATCTATCCTAGTAGAAGTGTTGATGATGAAATCATTAATGAAACTGAATTAGGGATGATGTTTGCTTGGACAAATTCATATAATAAACTTGTTAAATTCCAGTGTGCTATTGGAGCTTACGTTAAGATTTGTTATAACGGTATGGTTGCCGGGGATATGATGAATTTTAAAAGAAAGCATACCGGGACGGCAAATTTAGATTGTTCTATGAACATTGCTGATCAAGTTAAGAATGCTGAAAAGTATTATAAACGTATTATCCAAGATAGAGATGCAATGAAAATGATCACTCTTACTGATAGAGAACAAGCTGAATTAGTAGGTAGAATGTTTGTACAAGAAGAATTGATTGATTCTCAACAAACATCTATTATTAAAGCTGAGCTAGCTAAACCATCATTTCATTATGGGACAGAATCAAATACCTGTTGGACTTTTTACAATCATGTTACACATGCATTAAAGAAAGCACATCCACGGTACTGGTTACAAGATAGCCAGAACTTTCATGACTTTATTGTTGCAGAGTGTTTGAATAACTCTCAACCTGCCCTAATGAAAGAGACTATATTATCTGACAAAGTTGTAGTTATTTCTGAACCAGTAAGTGAAGTTGTTGAAGTTGATGAAGATATAACTGACACACAATTAATAGAAAATGTATTTTTAGATCAGTGAAATTAATAGTTGCACTTTTATTAGCTATACTCTTTTTATACATTAGCAGTCAAAACAAAATGAATAAATAGGAGAAAACCAACCGGGGTCTGAGTTACGCATTCTTGGGCCCTGGCTCCTTATTTACTACTCCTAAAAAAGAAAAACACATGAGCATAAAAGAACGGACATCTATGGACAAAGCTGAAAAAAGAAAAAACACCCCAGTATTTACTGGTGTATTAAGATACTTCCCGGATGCTATTATGGAGATAGCTCGTGTATCACTACAGGGAAACAAACAACACCATCCTGATAAACCTTTGCATTGGGACCGCACTAAATCTAATGATGACCTTGATGCATTAGCTAGACATCTTATTGATGCAGGTACTATTGATGATGACGGAATACGTCATACAGCAAAGGTAGCTTGGAGGGCATTAGCTTGTTTACAAAAAGAAATAGAGGACAATAAAAAAGCCCAGTATTAACCGGGCTTTTTTTATTTGATATTTATTATTTAATTTATTTTCTACCATATAATCTAATTTCAATATTACCTCTATCTACACCTTTAGTGCTTCCTGTAGCATCTTCTTCTAAGAAATTTAGAACTACTTTTCTACCGTCTACATCTTTAAAGAATATATTTGCTGGTTTAACACCTTCTACAGGTGTGCTTTGACCATTGGCCATTACCCATATGTCTTTACTTTCTGAAGAAGTACAAGGAGTAAGTGGATCTCCCGGTTCTGAAGGTGTTATTGTATATAACCCAGCTACTGAACCTGATAACTCCCAGTTCCATTGACAACCTGTATCATTACTAAGAATAGTAATTGATATTGCAGCACCCTTTGGATGTGACCATACAGCTACATATGATGTATAACCAAGAGCACTACTAGTACCATTAGCAACTGTAGTAATTCTACCTTGTTGGTCAACTGTTATGTTTGCATTAGTATATGCACCTGGCGTTACTGCTGTATCATCTAAATCAATAGTTAATGTATCTGTTGCAGATGCTGTTGATGTTAAGCCAACACCTCCTGCTATTAGTACAGTATTATTTGTTTGTATTGTTTGTGAACTTCCTAAATCTCCAACTAAGTTCCAGCTTGTATATTCTGTTGGTATTGATGGGAATGTAATTAAATTACCCTGGCCGTTTATATACTCAGATGCAGATCCTGCCCATGTAAAGTCTAAAGTACTGTCTCCTGTATTACTGCTATCATTTGTTACTGCAACATCTAATGCATCACCTGCTGTTGTTGATGCTAATGATAGTACACTTGCAAAAGTTATAACACTAGGGTTACCTGATACCATGCTAACACCGGGACCAACAAACTCAAATGTTCCTGATTCAGTACTGCTTCCTACCTTAATACTATTTACCATAGTAGGGAATGTTGTTAATTCACCTTCTCCATTTATATACTGTCCAGCTACCCCTTTAAAATCTATAGTTAATTTAGGTGTTGTTGTTGGATCAGCTACAGTAAAGTCAATTGAATTTGCTATAACAGGAGTTACTTGGGTTGAAACAGTAGTTACTGTTCCTCCTGAAGGAATATCTGCCCAATTACCATCTTGTCTTAAAAACTGACCTACTGTTCCTCCTGTACGGTTTAGTTCTATTACACCATTTGATGTAATAGGAGAACTACCAACTTGGAATGCTGCAACATCTGTACTTAAACCTACACTAGTCACAGTTCCCGGATTTCCTCCTGGAATTGCTGACCATACATTATCTTTACTTAAGAATTTACCTGAAGTATCTGTACCATCAACCGCTGATAATTCTGCTGTTACAACAACATCACCATCTACAGCACCTGTTGGTGTCATATTAATGTATGTACCGTTTTGTGTATCTACTGTCTCAACTATATTTGCTGGTACACTTGGAATAGAAGGGAAAGCTTGCAAAGCACCTGTCCCATCTATATAATCTGTTGTTGCTCCTGCACCTGTAAGAGTTAATGTTCCATTACTTGTTACAGGACTATTAGTTACAGTGAATGCTGAGGGAGCTGCTAAACCAACACTGGTTACAGTTCCTCCACCTCCTGATGCAATACCATAAACAGTACCACCTATACTTATTGAAGTTAAATCTAATGTAGGGCTACCTGGATTACCAACTACTACAGAACCTGCTTTCCATGGTACATTAACCACAAGTTGTTGTTTTTCATTAAATTGAACACCGTATGTTCTTAGTGCAGTAGCACTTACAAGTTCAGCAGGTTCTGTTTGGATTAAATCATCCCATAGTTTACCTGTTCCGGTAACTGTAGATGTCATTACTGGTGAAGATGATCCTCCAGATGCAGTAATTGTTACACCATTTGATCCATCATCAGTAAGTGTAATATTAGTACCTGCTTTTAATAGGACTTTGTCTAATGTTCCATCTGATCCTACTAATCCTATTGCAAAATCATCTATACCAGATGCTTGACCTGTTAATTTGTAAGTAGTTTGTGTAGGCAAAGTTTGTAAAGCACCTGTACCATCTATGTACTCTGCTGCTGTACCTGCTCCTGATAATGTTATTACCCCAGAACTTGTTATTGGTGAGCCAGCAACAGTAAATGCAGAAGGAGCTGCAAAGCCAACACTTGTTACAGT